TCGTAGGGCAACCGTGAAAAATCAGTTCCCGTTTGCAAATCTGTCGCCAGCAGGTTGTACTTGCCGTCCGGGATATTTCTCCAGAAAACCCCTTTCCCGTAGGTCACATCTGCTACTGTCGCTCCCTCCGGCACATACATTTCCAGCACGTCAGGGAATTGATCGGCATTTGTTCCAACCCTGCCAGTGAGTATTGGGAAAGTCTGCGCTGGCGACACGGCAACCCCTAACACGTCGGTCAAGTCGGACAGGCCGCCAGCGGCGTTATTTTCGGGTTGTAGTTGCTCCACCTTCATCACTCCTTTTCAGTTTCGTAGTGCGGCCTGCCGCTTACCTTGGCGTTAGCCGTCACAGGCGCGTGTATCCGCTCTCGAAAGCGCTAGCCGGTGAAAACGACTTGTAGCCATCCTCATACACTACGTAGTAGCCGCCGACTTCGGGTTTGTGCTTCGCCACGTATTCCGGCGACAACGGCACCTTGTCGTAGCCTTCTTCTGCGGGCTGGAAATACACACCGCCATGCTGGTCGCCAACGATCCCGGCAATCTTCAGCGCCCACACTTTCTTGTGGCATTCGTACTTCGGCATTTCCCTGCTTGCGTTCATGGTCGTGTCCTATGCTGTTGCCGTGCCTTTCATCGGGCGCACGGCTAACCCGTCAATCAACCCGGACGGCTTTCAGCCGCCGGTTATTTCTGCGTTAGCCGGCATGAGTTCTCGCGTCATCATGCCGGCCACCACATCAAGCCGTGAGGCGTTCGCGCAGGGCATAGCCTTCGAGCGCCCAAATCTTGTCGCGGGCGTTGCTCCGGGCGATCTTGCGGCCCAGTTCAGCGTCGAAGTTCTCCAGGCTGACCGCTGCGCTCTCGCCGGTCACGGTGAAGCCGTTGCGCAGCATCAGGCAGCACACCGTCAGCGTCGTGCCGGGGAAAACGTGGTAGTCCTCGCCGGCAATCACGGCGTCTATCTTCTCGGGCGAGAGGCGCGGCGCGTTGAGCCCCTTGGCTTGAATTTCGGCTTCGATTGCTTGTTCGTCTTTGCTCATGTCGGTTCCTTTGTGTCGCCGGGCATTCCTGCTGGTTCCGGTTCATCCCCACGCATGTGGGGAACGGTGCATCACATTAATTTGAGACTCGGTGAGCGCCTTGTCCGCCGCGGCCCGCGCCTGTTCAGCCTGAGCGCGTTTCAAATCGGTTTCGGCTTGCGCCTTATCCATCATCGCCTGTTGCTGCGCCTGTTGCGCCTGTTGCGCCTGTTGGGCGATGGCCTGAGCTTGTTGTTCGGCGTTCGGATCGTCCGGCGCACTCATCCCGTTGATCTGGCGAATCCGTTTGACCAGCTCCTCCTTGTTGGGCAGGTCACTGAACTCAAACACCAGGTCTAGCAGCTTAATCGCTAGCTCCGGCGGCTGCTGCGAGAGCATTTGCAGCGTGGTTTCAAACATCGCTTGCCGGTAGCTTTCGCGGAAATCCTGCTCGCCCACCATAAAATCGGCCTGGCGGGCGGTAATGTCGTTGAGGATTTCACCCGTCTGCGGATGAACCTGATTGATCGTGGCGAACTCCGCTTGCTGCTTCTCGCCAATAACCCGAATGACCTTGGGCGCATCATAGAACTGCTCGACCAGGGACAGCATCAATTCGCCGGCCAGTTGAGTGGCGAAACGCAAGTTGTCAAACAGCGTGGCGGTGGCGACGCTGCCTTGCTGTTGCTTGGCGAGAATGGCCTTGCCGCTTTGAGCGTTGGAATCCAGCCCCAGATTCTCCGCCGTGATCCCGCTGATCTCACGGATGAATTGCCCATCCTGCAACCCCATTTGCACATGCGCGTCGGCCAGTTGCAGATTGTTGAGAAACTGAATCTCAGCCCCGCGTTTTTTCCAAATAATCTGATCCGGGCGGGCGGCCTCGGCTTCAAATAACTCTGGGTCCTCCACCGCATCCTTCTCGATAATGACCTTATTGGTAGATAGCGCAAACAATGCCTTGGAGCGGCGCTTGTTCAAATCCATCTGCGGATCGCGGGTCAGTCGGGCCAGGCCATACGGTTGATTGTCCCGACCTTTGCGATAGCCCCAGACCGGAATAAACGGAAATTTGTTGTGACGATACGGCGTGGGCTGATCAGTCAGCAGATAGCCACCCATCGTGAAGATGCCGACACGAACCACCATCCGCACCGCGTCATAAATCGACGCCACCCCCTGATCCAGCGCCGTCAAATGCGGGCGCGAAGTCGGGTCCAGAATCTGACCATTAACCGGGCCGCCGCGCAGCACCTGAACCGATTCGGGCGTCCGATACCATCCCTCGATCAGTCGCACCACCTGCCGGGGCGTGTCATACACATCTTGCAGGAACTCATGGCGCATATCGCCGTTGCGCCGGGTTTCGCCGCCCAGTTCAATGTCTTCGTTCAACCACGACAGCCGGTTGAAATGATCAGACTCCCAACGCAGTCGCTCGCTGTGCGCCGGGAACATCGCGCAAGCAATATCCAAATCCACCACCTTGGAGCGGAACAGATACCGCGCATCGGACAAATCCAGCTTGCGGCTCATCGGGTCAAACCAGATGTTGCGCCAGCTCTCCTGCTGGATGAACAGCGGCTCATCACTGCTGTCCTGACGAATCCCGCACTCCAGCCACCCCAATCCCACCTGCGCCGCCTCAGTAAACGCCTGGCTGCGCTCAAACGGCATCCTGTTCACGTCTGACAGGTACTTGAGCAACTGCGTCTTGATTTGCGCCCCGGTGACATCATCGGCTTCCCGAGGAATGATCTTCCAGTCAATCCGGGTGCGCCGCTCAGTCCCTAACACCCATTGCACCGCAACCCGAATCTCATTGAACACCAGCGGCATTTGTCCCCGCGCTTCCATCGTCTGCCGGTCGTCTGCCGTCCACTGGTCTCCGTCTACGAAGTCTTCATCAATCGCCATTTGCTCGCGATTAGCGCTCTGGTAGTCGCGGGCGTTTTTCCACCATGACACCAATTGATTTATGCGTGGCGTCTCGCTCCCCGGTAGGCCAGAGGGCGGGGTTTCGGCGTTCAGTGGCGGATCAGCGGGCGTCATCAGCGGGCATCCAGCAGGGTTTCACCGTTGGCGGTCAGGTGGACCCGCTGCGAGGCCAATTGCTGTTGCACCCGATCCGGGGTGTTGAGCGCCGGGCCGGGCGGAGCCGACACCAGATCGACCAGCCGGGACGTAATCAAGTCCACCAGCCGAAACACGTCAGCGCGAATAAAGGAGCCGTACAGAATGACGGCGTACTCCATCGCCTTGGCAATTGCCACAGCATCGTCGGTGAACTCATGCGCCATGCTCAGCGGAATGGCGACGGCTTTCCGCCCCCGCGCAATCAACAGCGCCGGCTCCATCCGGTCGCCCTTGGGCGTAGGCACGTAGCTAATTTCCGAATGCAGCATCAGTCTGTCTCCCGACAGTCTTTAATCGTTAAACGCACAGCGCCGATACCGGGCGGCGACTGCTGGCGCGATGCGCCGCCGTGGGCGGCTGATAGCCTTGCGCCCAGATGCGAAAAGCATCAGCCCCGTGACTCGCCTCATCATGCCGGGGCCGGCTGGTGTACGCACCCAACCGTTCGCTCCATTCCTTGCGATAGCTGGACAGCCGCTTGAGTCCTTCCGCGCAGCGCTCCTCATCGAAATGCGCCAGAGCCAGCCGATCCCGGGTCTGCTGAATCCCGCCCAATAAATCCGGCGTATCGACAATTACCAGCGGGCGCAATCCCAATTGTTCAGCGACATCCGCATAACAGACCCCATCCTTCGGATCGCGTTTGCGGGTGTCGTGCGGCAAATAATGCGTCCCCAGCACAAAACCCTGACGGGTGAACGCCATAATCTGATCGACGTAATACTGCAACGGCTCGCCATTGCCTTCCAGATAGCCGATGAACCGCTGCTGCTGGCCGACCTGCTGATGCAGCCAAATGGCCGTGTAATCGTGTATGCCAATATCCCAACTGGTATTGATCGGCGCTCGCGGGTCGGGCGGATAGACGCCGATGCGGCCCGACTGCCGGGCGGCGGCGATCTGCTGAAGATAGTAACTGCCCTCCATCGACAGAAAAAACGCCTCATCGGGTGTGCTGGGGTATTCTCTAAAACAGTCATCCCCTAATTTAGCCCGTTTGGCCGCGTACCAGTTGCGCTGAGCCGGGTCCAGTACACAGCCGCAGTCGGCCTCAATCCGCTCAAACTGCGCGGTCAGCGTCGGCGGGATGATCTGAGGCGCATTCAGTCGATAACTCGGCTCTTGCCACCACGGAAAAAAGAAGAAGCGGAAATCACTGAGTCTCGCGCTTTTACCGCTGTCGGAAATCGCCTTGGCGGCCTGCGTGTAATCGTAGAAATAGCCCTCGTTCCCTTCCGCTGTGGACTCAATCACTACGATATTGCCCTTACCCACCGTTTCCAGGGAGCCAGTCACAATCTCTCGGGCACGATGCGGGAACTGAGCACAAATCTTGCCAAATTCACTGATGTGCAGAATCTGAATCGTTCCCGAGCGCATAGATGTAGCAACACGAATTGAACTGCCATTTTTGAATCGGAATTGATGCGCCGAATCCGACGCTGGCGGATTGATGGCCTTGATCGAGTCCGGCAAATGATCGTATGGGAATTTTATATTGCGTCGAAACAATTCCATCGCTGCATCATCGGTATGAGCAATTACGCCACACGCCGTGTTCGGCACAAACAGCGCGGTATCCAGTTGCAGTAAATTGATGAAGGTAGAGAAACCTAATTGACGAGCTTTAAGGATCAGATTGTTGGTATGGATGGACTCGAAAAACGCCTGTTGCGCCCAGTTCATCTCAAACGGAATACATCGCCCGTCTTTATCGGTAATGGCGTATAGATGATTCAATCGCCACGCCTGATCAGCTAGTGTGCGGCGCACCAGATCCGGATCAATCGCTGTCGCTGTCATCGTCGGCTCGGATCTGGAGAGTGCCAAGAACATGCGTACCGCCGGCCAGCAGCGCGGTCAGTGCTGCGGCGATATTCCCGCCGTCCGGCGTGTCAATCTGGACTACGAAATCGCGCTGGGCTTTACCAAGTAATTCGCTGGCTTTCAGCCGATCCTTCATCTCGATGCCTGGTTCTGGCGATTGATTGGGCGCTTGATCGGTCGGCGCGGCGTTCGATTTGCACACATCGACGCCACGCATCACGCCAGTCCAAAATTCCTGGCGCTCTTGCGCAGTGGCAATCCGGGCGCTGGCGACTTTTGAGGTAATGGCGCTCAGTGCGGCCTGAATGCCCGGTTTTGTCAGGTTTTCAGAGCCTACCGAGCGTGGCTTCTTGTACCCCGCCCGCCTTGCCGCCTCGGTCGCATTGCCACACGCCGCGTAGTGCTCAACAAACGCCTGCTGCCGAGACGTTAGTTTTTCAGAATATCCCATAACTCTCTGTTTGTTAGAGTGTATAAGTTTATTCTAATACTCTAATAAAATAATCTTGTCAAGGCCGCGACTGGCGGAGTTTCAGATCGGCAGACCGGCGCAAAAAATTTTTCACTAGCCTATTGCAATTAAGATAACTCTATTGCATAATTCATTCACTGGCTAGGCAATCATGCCGCCAGCCGACCGGGGCCGGTAAGCTCCAGGAGAAAGACCATGAACGCTACGCAAAAAATAACCGAAGCTGTAGAAAGTTTTTTTAATTTAGCTGACAACGGAGTTGTCTGGGTAACTCCTGGAACCGATAATCACTCCAGTAATTTTTACGGAGATGAGCGCATTATCGCTATGGAACCTGATGATGTCGTAGGCTGCATCGAAACGGCATTTGATAATTGGGAAGCAGAAGAATTTTACAATGAAGATGGTGATCTGATCAGCGACGAGGAGAAGCTCGATCTATGCATTGATTTTATCCTGGATGACTTGCAATACGATAAGCCAGATGATGATGAGCCAGAAGAAGAAGATGAAGATGGTCTAGAAGAATAGACCTCCCCCAGCCCGCCACACGGCGGGCTTTTTATTGGAGAAAAATCCATGAGCAACTTCCAATCCCTCATGCGCCGCGCCGACACCCTGCGCCGCAATGACCCCGACCCGTGGTGGACTGGTTATATTCGCGGCCTGCGCCGCGCTCACCACGGTGAATTGTTTGGCGCTGAGGTCGAGCATTCGCTGTACCTCGCCGCTGCCGACAGCGATGACCCGCAACGCGCCGCGCTGGGTCGGGGTTATCGCGCCGGGCTAACGATGACCGCGAAGGAGCCGGGATGACATCTGGCCGGCCACGGCGGGTTGATGTAGACGCCGCACAAACCCTGGCTAATGCCTTGGCCGAAATGCGCATCACGCCCGATGAATTTCTCTGGATGGTGCGATGCGACAATCCGGCGCAAATGGCAGAACCGCCGATCTGGTGGTTCTGCCATTTGTATTACCTGATGCAGCGCTGTGCCGGGCCGGAGTTTCCCGATGCGTTGCGCCGGGCTGTTACGGTACTCAGCTCCCGGATTTATAGCCGGGCATGGCGGGTCGCCAACGACCACAGAACAGCGCCGAAAAAAACTGGCATTGGCGGATCCGCTGAGCGCTACCCGACCGCTCGTGGTGAGCTGAGTATCCCAGAAGCGGCGGCGATGCTCGGCCTGAACTC